CCGGTTGTGATGAAGGTATTGTTCCGTTCGAAAACGAAATAGATAGCAAGCTTACTAATAATTTAATTGGGGGTCAACTGGAACAATTGCAAATTGCATACTCTAAGGATATGCTTGGCAACGGAGGTCTTTTCGCGGGTAACGACGATTGGGGACTTATCAATATGATTCTTTCAGACACCCATGGCCGCGCCCTCAGTACTCACAGGCGCCTTGCGGCAAACCGAGATCGCTATGTTGACTATGCAACCAAGGGATATTCTACAGAACTCGGCTCACTTTTTGGTGGTGATGACATGAATGCCGACCATGTCGATATTGAAAGACAGTCTGGACAGTTTCCGGCGTATGTTGGTACGCATCTGCGCTCCCAGATGGAATCAGAGGCCTCTAAGCTTTCATTTGAAAGTGATAACAGTGAAGCCAACGCAAGAAAAGGAAAAAGGTTTACCAGATCATTTGATGACCTCGGATTCGGTGGTTCCTTTGGTACATTGAATGTCAACCTATTAGCGCTGCCCGATTTTGGATATAACACCAGATTTGATGTTGAAATGGACACTGAAATCGTTGTAATTAAAAAAGGCAGCCGAAAAGATAAAGCTGACATTAAACTGTCATTTAAAGATAACAGAAATAATAGAGAACCCAGCACATTTTCGTCATCCCCGCCATGGGATTTCGGCTTTGACATTAAAATGTGGCTGTCCGATTTCGAAAGACGAGACGGATCATTAGGAACAGCAACAAACTCACCAATAGTTAACCGTCCCGATGACAATGCAAGAATTGCAATAATTCACAAAACATTCGATCCTCCCCCTGAAGCAGAAACAGAGACACTTGGCTCAGAAGCTGAAATTGAATCTGACGATGACTTCATAAAAGAGCGCCGATATGAATTTTTATCTGTCGACAATACTTTAGATAATATTAATTTAGAAGATTACCCCTATTATGCATCTACACACAATCAGAGGACCCAATATATTCCTCAAGTTAACATGTTGGCTGATTTGATAGGAATAGCTCCGTCGCAAAACTTAAAATCAATACACGACAGTTTTATGACTACTGTTATGCAAAACATGATGACTGAAGTGGTTGGCAATAAAGAAGATGACAAATGGAGCTTTGGCGCTGGTGTAGATGACATAACCGAAGAAGACGCCCTGTATGTTGTTAAAGGTGGGACAACATTGTCTCCGGGAGGCACTCTTTATGGTAAAGCCCGAGTAGATGATTTTAATGATGATGGTACCAAAGAAGGAGATCGCAAGATCAGTAATGATGACATGATTCTTGGTATGAGTTATATGAAATACAAGCAAAATAATAAGTCTGATTTTGGTTCTGATTACGACAGACCAAACCGAGTATATTATTTAGATCCCATGACATACGGCGGCTCTTACGCTAGACCAAAAATGTATATAAAGCCAGTGAAAAACTCCGGTTGGCTTGGTATGGTTGACGTTATGTTTCCAGAGGTTGGTCCATGTAAACCACAACTAAGTGATTTAGTCGATTTTGGCGAAATACAACAAGAAGTAAACAAATCCTATAACCAGATGCCTGAAGATCAAAGACTTAAATCTGATCCTGAATGTGTGACCGAAAAACCATATGATCGAATTTTAAACAGACAGTCAAAGGCCACAATCCAAGGGCTAATTACGGCCGCATGCAGAATTTATGGATCTGTACATTTCGTAAAAGCGATGCCCACATTTGTTACGTTTAATGCAGCAGTTAAGGAAAACTATAGTTCAATATTTGCTGCTTATATTGTTGAAATAATGGAAAAGGACTTTAAAGATGCCCAAGGAGGTTTTGCTGAATTTTTTAATCCCTTTAAAGATGAAGAGTTCTGGTATGCTTTCTTGGAACAATCTGTTCAAACATATTCAAGACTTGTGGCGGAAGGTCTAGAGCCACCAGAAGCGGTCCAGAGAGCATGTATCAGACTTAATGACGCTCAAGAAAATTATAGTTACCCAGATCGTAAAAATCTTAAATTAAATAGAGATATAGACCGCGCCCAAGATTGGCCATTTCAAACGTTAAAAGGTTGGCGATACGAAAAAAACCTTGAAGCAGTACAAGCTACTGAAGAAGATGCTAAATTAGTATTGAAAGAATTTGTAATAAAAGAATTAAATACCATGGCTGCTAAGTTCAATGACAACGCCTCAGTACTTGGCCTTGTACCAAAATACAATGATTTGCTGTTATATGTTTTAAATAAGCATTCCCAAGGCGGCGAAGGATTAGATTTAGATAAAGAGATCAAGGAAGAGGTAGCAGATTTAGGACAAGAACAAAATGGTTCATTGTATACAAGTGGAACAGAATTATCACTGCCTGATGGGACACCATATATAGGATATTTCCACAAACATGAAAATGAAGATGGGATAGAAATTTTTATGGAAGGGGAAGTTCATAGTGAAGCTGAACATGCTGAGCTTAATGTATTTGCTAATAAAATAACCATTCCAATTGGTGATGTGGCTGATTACGATATGACCATAAATACTTCTGCGGCAACACAGCCATTCGTATTAAGAAAATATATTTCAATCAACGGCTCCAAACAAAGCACAACAGCAGCTATAAGCACTATAAAAGCTCACGGCTCCACAAAAAACATATCAGATGTTTACCCCGGAAGTTTAAAAATAGACCGAGATGAAGATGACAGAGTAACCGGATTGACTGGGAAGTTAGGAGTAAGATACGGTCTTTCTCTTTCGTTTATTCACAACGGAACAATTACAGAAATTACCACTGCTGAATTAGATGCACTAGATTTAAAGTGCTCTCAAATGGCACCTTTGGAAGCAAATTCTAAACTTTTATATTGTTTAGTAAACAACTTAAAAGATGATGAAAAATTCAATATTATGATGAATTATGTTTTCCCATTAAGAAAGCTGACAGCCTTAATTGCAATGTATAATGATCAAGGTATATTACCATCTATCGGACAAATTACAACAGATAAGGGTAAGAGAGACGGCGCATTCGGCGAGAAACCCGGCATGCAAATGAATGTTAACGAAGAAACCGGACTTATTGAAATTACAAAGGTTGAGGGTTGGGAGTATTATACTGAAAGGAACGTCAGATGGACTCCATTTTATAGAACATGGGACGAATGGGATAAAATACTTTTGAGAAATTCAAGAACAAGAATCAAAAAATTATTTAAGCCATTGTATAACCATAGAGACTTTGATAGTGCAATGGATGAATTGTCAAAACCCGGAAACAGCGGCAAACTTTTTATTCAAAATCTAAAAGCTTCTCTTTCCTTGCCACCGGGTGCCGGCCTTGGTATTGGCAAAAGATTAAAATCAACTCCATTTAATGCTAAAGGTAAATTGTGTACTAAAAATGATAACTAATATATTTATAGTAGTGAGGTAAATTTATGTCATCTATCGGAGTAGCGCTCCCGCTACAAAAAGACAGCAATGACGGCTTCCAAATGTTGAAGACGATCAGGCAAACTGTAAAACAAAACTTGAAAACAATTATATTAACCAATCCGGGCGAGAGAGTAATGGAGCCAGCTTTTGGTGTTGGCATAAAAGCATTTCTTTTTTCTAATTTTTCTGAGGGCGTTGAAACAGAAATATATGATCGAATTATAAAACAAGTCGGCACCTATTTGCCTGCTCTCCGTATTACCAATATTATTTTTTTAGAGTCCGATCCGGACACACAAACACTTGCATTTCAAATTTATTATCGATTACCTGACGCGGGACTTGATGATTTATTAGAATTTACTATTTAGTAAGAGGAATTTTAAATGTCAAAAGATCAAAAGAAGTCTCTTCCAATCAACTACACCAACAGAGAATTTTCATCAATCCGCAGGGATCTGCTGGAATTAACTGAAAGATTTTACCCGGACAATTTTCAAGATTTTAGCGAGGCCTCCTTTGGTGCTATGATGATAGATGCTGTTGCATACGTGGCAGATCAGATGGCATTACAAATTGATTTTAACATCAATGAGTCTTTTTTGGACACCGCATTTGAAACTAGAAATATTATCAGACACGGTCGCGCCCTTGGGTACAAAAATCCC